CCGGCCGGCTGCGGCAGGGATCGTGATGTGAAGGGCGAGATCGCCGGTCATGCCGCCGGTCGAACTGAGCGCCGGGATCTCCACATACCGGCCGATGAATATATCCGACAGGGATAAAACGCCCGTTCCGGCAAGCGCCGGCATCAGGAGCTGAAATTCCGGATTTCCTTTCAGTGCTGACTCTGACGCTGGGACAGGTACATTAAGGGTTATAGCCATCGCACCGTCCAGGGATGAAACGGACGAGAGCGGATCGCACGGGATGTACCGGCCGGTCACGGCCGAACTCATGGAGAGACCGCCCTGTGCCGCCATGGCCGGAAGCGAAAGCTGAATCGCCGCCGCTGCCTGCAGAGCCGTCGGTGATAAAAAGCCGGGTGAGACATCGATCTGTATTGCTCCTCCGGCCTGGGAGAATTTCCATATGGGCATGACGGGACCTTATTCCGAGTAGCCGATGATCAGCGCCGCCTTATACGCGCCGCCGGCATATTCTATCGCGTAAAAATCACGGTAGTTCTGGTATGCGGTGCCGTTATTGGCAATGTCAATCAGGATGGCGTTGCCGCTTTCCCATCCCTCCCTGTCGATGATCTCCTGGATGACCGCGCCGATATCGGGGGTCTCGTAGATCTCGCCTTCCGTCCAGGCCGCCGGCGACCAGTCCGCAGAGGCAGTGGTCTTGACGGCGTTGGCTATTGCCGTGGCGGACCCGGGCGCTGACGGATTATCGGCGGCGACCGCCCGGATCCTCACGGAGACGGAGTCGGACCGGGATGAACAGGCCCGCAGCCTGACCGTGGCGGATGCGATCTGTGCCCCCTGGGGAACCTGGACGTTGGCGAAGCGGACGTATCCCCCATTGACGGTGTGATTGGCCGCATTGCCGATATTTACGCAGTTGTAACCGGAATACAGGAAGGCGGTCGAGTAGTAGTGCCCGTCATCCGCCCCCGCCGCCGGATAGGAAGATGGCGCCGTGACCACATTATTGAGGCTGTCCACCAGGTCATCGATGGTCCTGATAATCTGAAGATTGTCGAACCACATGATCAGACCCCCGCAACATACAACGAGACGTTCCCGGACGAAGGAACGGCGGTGACGTTGATCTTGATTCCCGACGCTCCGATGGTGTTGTCGACGGCCAGCATGTTCCCCACATACCGGGAACTGTCCTGTATCCCCGTATTGGTGATGTCGTATTCGTCGCTCTGTCCCATGAGGCGGCCCGCCGAGTCGAAGAATTGAAGCCGCGCCTTCGCCGTCCCGTTGTCGGTGGAAAAATCGGATTTGATGATGATCCGGCCCTTGCCGGTGATGTCGATCGCCGTCGCCGGATAGGTGCCCGCGGCCGTTTTTTCGGCGATCTGTGCCGTGCCAGGAAGTGTCAGGACTCCTGAGCCCGGCGCCACCCGCTCCACGTACCGGGTTTCCGAATCCTCGGTAAATGAATGCGCCGCTATGTTTTTATCCGTTCCTTCGGCAATGGATATTTTCCCCGATGCCATAGTTCATTCCTCCTTAGTCCGTCAGCTGACATTGACCTCCAGGTTCTGGAGCTGGAAGCTCGACCCGTCGGGGACGGTGTAGTCCGTCCCGAAGTCGATGCAGCCGACGACGGTATCGTCCGCCGTGGTGTCGTCGTAGATGACCGCCGCGCCGGTGGGCCCGATATCGCCGCCCGAGGCGGTCCAGGTCACATTATCGAAGGTGGCTTTCCCCTTGTCGTTGACGTCGTCCTCGGAAACCTGCGCATTGGCCAGGGTCTTGTCGTCCTGGGTGTAGCCGTTGCCCGTGGCAAGCTGGTTCGCCGTCACGTCGGCGCGGGTGGCGTGGGCGTCCCTGTCAAAGGCGAAGGCGGTGTTCATGAGGATGATCTTGAACGTGTCGGCATCGAAGTCGATGTTCCCCGACAGCAGCTGGAACTTGTAATGATTTGACAGCGTGCAGGTAATGGCCATGGTTTATCCTCCTATGCAATCTTTTCTTTCGGCAGAAACTTGATATATAAATCGCCGTCCTGGATCTGTGCTTTCTCGATCACGCCGGCGTACAGCCCTTCGTCGAGGGACAGGTGGATCAGGGGCTGCTGCAGGAAGAGATCCCTCACAACCGGCCATTGCTCCTTCATGCCCGCGGCATAGAGTTCAAACGTCCGGTCGCCTTCGGAACAGCCCGAATCGATGAGCACGACTTCTCCGTCGAGGGTCTGCGTCCTCGAGATCCGCCGGGTCGCGTCCGCCCCGTCCCGGGACTTCCGGATTCTCCGGAAGACGGCGCTTCCCCCTTCATGACAGTCGATGGTCGAGATCACGAACATGGGCTATATCCCCAAGAGAAATTCCGAGCCTTCTTCCGTGGCCCGGACCTGGATATTCTCCAGGATCTTCCACATGAAGGCCTCGATCTCAGGTTCGAGGCCGTCGCCGGTGATGGTGATCAGGGCGTCGCCTTTGCGCAGCCGGTCCAGTTTGAGGTCGTTCATCTCGAGCTGCTGCTCGATGAGCTGCTTCTGGAGGCCGAACTGCTCTTCCCGCCGCCGGTTTTCGTCCCTGAGCTGGCTGCTCAGCTCCCACTTCTCGCCGATATCGAGATCGCCGCTTCCCATGGTGCCCCACAGGTCGGACAGGAGATCGCCGGAGCTCTTGATGGCGTTGTCGATGGAACCGAACATGGTCTCGATGATCCTGACCTGTCCCTCGATCTGGGCGATTTCCAGCTTTGCGTTCCATTCGAAGGCCGTTTTCAGGACATCCGCCTTCGCCTTCACATCATCGAGGTCGGCAATGGTGGTTTTCGTGCTTGCCCGGTCGACCGCTGTGCCGACGATGTAACGGACTTCGCCGTCCCGGTATTCTTTATCGCCGAAGGCGTTTTTCGGGATGTCTCTGAGCGTGCCGGTGACGTTTTCGACGCCGGCATCGTCGATTTCCGGCCTGATCACCAGATCGGACAGGGCGCTGTCGAGATAGTTATCAAGCTCCTCGATCTGCGACGTCAGACCGAGGAGGGACTTGATGTCCTCCGCCGCCTCGGATGTCCCGGAAACCGTTATGTGTGTTTCCACTGTTTCGGGAGTGGCTTTCAGCGATTCATGGTAGCTCCGGGCCGTTTCCTTCGCCTCCTGGAAGCGTTGTTCCGTCTCCTCAAGGTCCCGGTTGAACAGCCGCTGGTTTCCCGACCAGTCGAGGATCCCGTCGGACCATTCGATGACCTTTCCCACGGCATCGCCGATGCCGGGGACGAAGTGATCGATGACCTTCCCGGCGGCATACCCCACGCCGGCGGCAAGCGTGCCGCCCGCGGCGACCCCGAGGGCCGTCACGCCGGTGGTGAGCGCCGCCGAGGATGCCGACAGCAGCCCCGTTGATGTCACCAGTTTTCCCATGCTTGCAACGGCATTGACGGCGGATGATCCCGCCATGACCGTGAGCGCTCCGGTGAGCAGGCCCAGGTTGTTGACCACCGTATTGATCCCCTTGCCGAGGCCGATGATCGTGCCGGCGAGATTGGCCGTGTCGCCGTCCATCCGGGAGAGTTTCTCAATGCCGCGGCCGACGGCCTGGAAGAACGGCGTGAGCCCCTCGATGACGCCGCCGGTGGCCCGGGTGAGCAGTTCCATCAGATCGACCACCTTCTGCAGGGCCTTTCGGAGCCCTTCCGGCGTTGACAGGTCGATCGGACCGGTTATCGCCTTCACGGCGTCCATGAAGGCAGCGCCCAGATCCCGGTAGGAGTCGATCAGGCCGGAGAAATCGAGGCCCTGCACCGCTTCCGGCAGATTCCGGGCAATGACGGCGATAACATCGGCCAGATTCCCGCCGAATGCGTTCAGGGCGTCAAAGATGGGATCGAAGGCCCCGCTGTTGAGGCTGAAGCTGATGCTCCCGAACAGGCCGGCCGCCTCGCCGGCGATATCGCCGTAGGTGTCCATCATCTTCGTGCCCGCCTCGATGAGGGTGGCATGGACCGTATTGGCAAGCGTCTGGTTGACCTGGGAGAACCGATCGGCCATTTTCGCGAAGGCCTCGTCCGTCGCGCCGGTGGCATTCCGCATTTCCTCGAGAGCGCCGGCGAATTTTCCCGATGAATCGGCGCCGAGGACCAGGGCGGCGTTCAGGCCCCGGACGTTGCCGAACAGGCTGGCCATGATCTCCACATTGCCGCCGGTCGCCGTGTGGACATCCTTCAGGACGCCCTCGAAGCCTTTTGTTTTCAGGGCCGTGGCGTTGAATTCGATGCCGAGCTCAGCGGCGGTTTTCGCCGCCTCGCTTGACGGGCTGATGATGCCGGTGAGCGCCCCCTTGATAAAGGTGATTGCTTCCGCCGTGGGAGCTCCCGCGGCGGTGAGCGCCGCGATGGCCGCGGTGAGGGTTTCGATGGGAACGCCGGCATTGGCGGCGATGCCGGTGACGCTGGACAGCGACTGTGCCAGTTCCGGAATCGTGGTCTGTCCGAGCTTGACCGTGGTGAAGAAGACATCGGAATAATGCCCCGCCTGTTCGGCGCTCTCGCCGTAGGCGTTGAGCGTGCTCGCCAGGAGCCGGGTCGTGGCTTCCAGATCCGCCCGTCCCGCCGTGGAGAGCTTTTCCGATGTGCTCAGGAGATCGAGCGCGTCGGTGTACTTGGTTCCCGCGGAGATGGCCGTGTAGACGGCGGCGTTGATGTCGTCGATGCTTGCCGTGGAAACCTTGGCATAATCGAGAATGCTCTGGCGGAAGGCTGCCAGTTCGTCATCGGTGGCGGTGATGAGGGTGGAGATCTCGCCGAAGGCGTCGCCGAACTGCCCCGCCGTTGTAATGGCCAGAACAATGCCGCCGGCGGCGAGGAGATTCACCGCCGCGTTGACCGCCAGGATGGAATCGGCCAGCGCCGCCAGGGGCGCCGTCACATCGGCGACGCCGGTTTTCAGGCCGCCCAGGGCGCTTTCGATCCCCCTGACGGTGCCGCCGATCCGGTCCGTTCCCTGAAAGATGATTTCGATGGTTTTCTGCAGATCCGCCACGGATCACCTGTTCTTTGTCTGCGTGTAATACCGTTCCCAGAGTTCCATTTCCGTCATGGTGAGATATCCTTCCGGGAAGAGGTCGGGCCTGATCTCATAGAGAAACCGCCCCCTGACCGCGGCAAGCGACAGGGCCGCCCTTACGTCGCCGCTGTGCCAGAGGGCTTCCGCTTTCCCGGCACGTGGCCGAGTCCCGTCAGCTCGAGGATCTTCTGCGAGAGGGCATAGAAGTTGACCGGGAAGTACCTGCAGAGCCAGAGGACGTTGTCCAGCTTCCAGTCCGGAGGATCCGCCAGCCCTGTCACGACGTACTCCGCCTTTTCGGCAATGTCCTGGGGGACGTCGTCATCGACGCCGATGAGCTTCCGGATCGATTCCTTCACATCGTCGCTCCGCTGCGATACGATGCCCTCCAGGATGGCCCTGATGTTCCGGTTCCGCGCCGCCGCTTCCTTGGCCCTGCCGATTTCGATCCCTTCGAGGCACCGGACGGTAAAGACGGCATTCTCTCCCTCATCGAAATAATCCTTGAGTTCCGACATATCCACGTCCGCCGTCCGGGGTTCGAACGTTTCCTTCATGAACCGCTTCGTATCGAACATTATGAGATCACCCGCTTTCCTTCCTGCTCGGCCGAGATGGTGCATTCCGCGCTGATGGCGTCGCCGGCGGGGAAGCTCTCTTTGATGCCCAGGATCCCCTGAGAGTAGATCGCCGGCGTTTTCAGGCGGTGCGGCCGGAATTTGAACCAGAGGTTCGAGCCTTCTTCAGCGAAGAGGCTGTCGGTGATCCCGTCGCGGCATGAGAAACTGAACGACCCGCCGCCCAGGGACCGGGACGCCGAGCCGACGGTCCCGCCGTAGACCTGTGTCGAATTGACGGTGTACGAGGTGGCGGGCCTGACAAAATCATAGGCGTTGGGGATCTCGGCGAATTCCGGCGTGTAGTAGCTCGCATAGACCTTCTTCGTGGCCGTCGTTGATCCGGAATCGTCGGAATGGATCAGGGGCAAAGCCGCATTGAATTTGATCCCGGCATATCCCATGACGCTGTTTTCGACATTGATGCGGTTTTCCACCCACGTGGGATAGGAATACATCTCACGGTGGATCCCCGGAACCTGCTTGATCTCGTCGGCGTCAATCGGGGCGGACGTCTTGTCTGATATATGGATCTGGGCGATTTCGATGCTGCCCGTGGGGATCCAGGGCGGTCCGCCTGCAGCGCCCCGTTCATCGGAAAATGAAGCGCCTTCCGTTCCGTCGATGATGGCAACGGCGCCGGCGGATGTAATAGTCACCGAATGTTTGGTGAAATTACTTATGGATCCTCGCGTAATTGCCTGATCGGTTTCGGCGGCAACCGGGGTATTGACCCCTGCCAAGAAACAGGTGAGGGCCGCCACGTCGACCACGTCATTGCTGCCCGAGGCGGCAGGCGTGACATTCCCGCCCGTTTCCAGTCCGTTCGGCCTGACAGTCGGTTCATATTGGGCCTTATTGGACCAGAGATCGTCTCCGGAGAGAAAGATCATATGATCGCCCTTATCGGTCAGGGACGCCATGGCCACGGCGTTCTGACCGGCTTCGTATTCGAGGATTGCGTTTTCGGCTGATGGCATGATGATACCTCCTCTATTCTTTTTTAGTTTTTCGTGAGTCGGGTTCCGCCCACTTGTTTAATAGACTTATGCCGTCATCGACGGTGGCCGCTTTCACGGGCGCCTTGACAACGGCGGTATATTTATTGAGTGTTTGAGCGATGGCATTGCCATAACGTTGCTGTGCTTCTTTTATGTCCATAATGTTCCTCCTAAGGCTGTGAATAGGGATCTCCTGCAGTGGTCCGATAGGTGATGTTGAACAGGGCATAAGCACCCACGGCAATATCCCCGCTTTCCGGATATTCATCCGTCCCGCCCGATTCGTATTCGATCCGTTCGACCAGATCACCGAACAGGCGTTCCCGGGCCTCCGTTCCGGTCATGCTGCCGGCGGTCGTGCAGACATTCGATTCCGTTCCGACGGAGAGCGTTTCCGACGGCAGAAACCGGCCTCTGACACGCCGCAGGGTAAGCGTTCCCGCGGCGTCTTCCGTTTCCCATGCACCGGAGGTAATCTGTACCCCGGCCACATATCCCGTTGCCGCCGAATCATTGCCTTCGGCAACGTCTCCGACCCGGATCACATAGGGGCCGCCGCTCGTGAAGGGCAGCGTCCAGGTAATGCCCGTCATGGCCTCGATGAGGTCGGCAAGGATCCGCTCGGAAACAACCGACGGATTTTCCGATTCGAACAGGGCAAGGCCGCTGATGCGGACGGGCATGATCAGGACCGTGTTGCCGTACTCCTTCGCGGCTTCGTCGGGATGGGGCCAGACATCGATCGCCGGAAGTTCGCCGGGATCGAAGATCCGCCGCACCCGCTGCACGTTGGATCCGCACTCCGTGCCGTATCCGTTTGCTGCCAGGATGTCCGGCAGTCCCGATATAATTTTCTGTATGATCTGTTCGCGTATCGAGTTCATAATCTGCTCAGTTCGTACTTCAGCTGCTGGTCGATGTTTTTATGAAGCCGCACGTCCGCCTGGTTCCGGACCTTCTTCAGAACGGTCGGCTTCCCCATGATGTCGGCGACGCGGGGGCCGGTGAGCTTTTCCACGGGCAGGCGGTATTTCTTCGGCAGCGCTCCGTAGGCGATAGCCCGGCGGGCGGACTGCCCCCTGCCTTTATACTTCCGTTCCCAGATCTGTCCGGCGCCGGCCGCGACGGCATAGAAGGCGTGTTTCAGGACCGTGCGGCCGCTGCTTTTCAGCACCTTCACCGAGACGCCTGTCTTCCGTTGCGATGTGCTGAATTTGATGAGGGACTGGGGTTTGTCGGAGCAGACCACCCGGGCCGACAGGCTCCTCACCGACGCTTTCCGCGTGGAAAAGGTTTCCATGACATCTTTCTTTTTCAGAGTGACAATGCTCCGGATCTCCCGGTCCGCATCGGTCTTGACGCCGTCGAGGGTCTTGTTGACCGCCCGGGAAATCACTTTCGGCGCTCCGTCTCTGACGCCGGCCAGCATAGCCATGACCTTCAGCCGGTCCGTTTCCTTCATGGCGAGGCTCATATCGCTCATGTCGCTTCCCTCACGGTGCAGGTAATAAAGATCCCGTTGTTTCCCGGCGTATCTTCGACCCGGTAGGCTGTTTCACCGACGGTAAAGGTCTCGCCCCGTTCCGGCGGTTTCCCGAGAACATGCAGCAGCGCCTTGAGCCTGAGGCCGGGTCCGTAAATCTGTCCGCCGTACCCGGAGGGCTGCCGGTCCGGATCGCGGCTGATATGAACCCTGCAGGGAATGTCAGGACCGTCGTCCGGCGTGTAGACCGCATCGACGGCGTTCGCTGTAAGGATGTCTTCTCCCGCTCTGCGGAATATGGCTGCACTGTCTGCCATGGATCCCTCATTTCGCGTCGGGCGCTATGGTGATATAGGCATCCCCGTTAATGACAACCCGGTCGACATGTCCGATCCGTATGGCCGGGGCCTGCGGCACGCCCCACGTCACTTCATTGGAAAAATCGCTCTCATACCCGTCGGTGTTGTAGGCCGTGGCTGCGAAATAGTATCTGACGCCGGGCTGGAGGTCTTTGACGACGTACGTCGTCACGTTGCCCGCGTCCGCAGGGGGTCCGTAGGACCTTGACGCCGTGCCGTAATAGATTTTATAGCCTCCGATGTCCGGTTCGCTGTTGGGATCCCACTGAAGGGTAACGTCCGCGCCCAGGGCGGCGGCCGGAAGCATCAGTGCGGCGATGATTGTTACGATTGCAGTTCGTAAGCTCGTAAGCTGTTGGGCTGTTAAGATTTTGTTGAGTGCGTTCATGGATTGTCCCTTTGCCTTTCCCGTTTCAGCTCGTAAGCTGTTGAGCTGTTGAGTTTTTTCTTATGAGCTCACATCTATTTAATGATCGCTTCGATGATCATCCGGATCGCGTCGGGGCAGAAAATGCCGATGACGATCAGCACGCTGATGATGCCGGCGACGATGATCGCCGCGGTCCGGGTGTTCATGTTTTTCAAAAGTTCGATGACTGCGTTCATGGTCGCGCCGTTCAATCCGGCACGTACCATCCGTCGAAAGAGATATCGTTTCGTATCGGTCATAATTCAGCTCCCTGATGATAGTTTGATGCCGCATGCCGCGGCGACGCCGCCGAGGACGCCGCCGAGAAACGCGCAGACTTTGTCGAACAGGGCTTTTTTTTCGAGGGCCTTGAGACGGCTGTTCATGGCCTGCAGCGTGGAGTAGATGAACCAGTCGCGCTGTTCCGGCGTCGCTTTCTCCCAGTCTTTCTCGTTGATGACGATGAATCCGTTCGGCATGGCCGCTCCCTCGGGTCTGAAGAAAGAACAGAAGATTATACCTTCGTCAGCTTCACCAGGACGCCCGGCCGGTAGCAGATCGGCAGGGGGTTGGACTGGCTGTGCAGATCGATGCCGCGCCCGAATTTGCGCTCTTCCTGCTTGGCGTACAGCTCGATCCCGATGGTATTGGCCGTCTCCACGAAATCCGCCGGCGCAAAGATCGTCTCGAAGGTGCTCATGGTGCCCTCGGGATAACAGTGGGCTTCATCCTCGGCAATAAAGGGCATTGAGGCGCCTTCAGCATTCGTCGCCCTGCCCCGGTATTCCTCGAAAGTGATGCCGCCGAAGCTGAAGTTCTTGCGGGGATCCCCGCCGAGCCGGTCAATGGCCGCCGAATGATTGAGAAAGACTTCCTTGACTGTTTTGTGGCCTATAAGGCCGTCAAAGAACCCTTCGGAGCAGAGGCAGCGCACGCCGGTGGAAACCTCGCCCCTGAGATTGTCGTCAATATGGCGGAGGACGGTTCTGCATTTGGCGGCCACGTTGGTGGTGTCCGTCGTCAGGGCGAAGCCGACCGTCTTCGGTGCGATGCCGAATTCGGTATAGAGGTTATAGAGCTGGGAGCCATCGGCATCGAGAATGATCCCCTTGAGGGCTCCCATCCTGAGATGTTCCAGGGTGATGGCGTGCTTGTTCCGCATGGTCTGCAGGTGATCGTTCACGATTCCGGCCAGTGTCTCCATTTCCGTCTCTGAACCGAAGGCCCTGATCCCCTCGTATTCCGACGGAAGGATGACGTCGTCATGGGGAATATGGGGGATGGTGAACGACCTGACGGTGCGCTTGCCCGTTTTCCCGACCGTTCCCGGCGATCCCGGGGGCATTGTGGGCAGCAGGTTCAGAACGCCGTTCTTCTCTTCCACGATAATGGAGCGGGTCCTGACGCCCTTTCCCGGCATGAGGTTCAGCTCCCGGATCCTGCCGTAATTGTTCGGGAGGATGTTGATCGCCCTGGTAAGCGACACCATGTTGAATGCGTCTGTCTGAAATGGATTAAGCATGGTCTGTATCTCCTTTATGCTGAAAGTAATCGGTTCCGTGTTACGCGGCGAGGCGCGTGATGATGCCCGCCGCTTTCAGTTCGGCCAGCGCCGCGGCTTTCTGATCAGCGGTTGCGCCGTCGGGCCAGACAAGGTTGTCCGCGTCGATGATGGCATCCCGCACGATGGCCACTCCTTCCACATCACCGCCGGATGCGTCGTACGCGGCGATGACAAAACCGCAGGCGTTCTGCGATCCGTCCACGGCGGCAAAGTCGATTGCAGCCGCTTTCTCGGAGCCCTGTGTGACCTCGATGGCGAAATAGTCGCCGATTGTGTTGTATCCGTCGGCATAGCTGATGGTCAGATTGATCTGCGGATCGGTGAATGAACCGGTCCCGCCCGTTCCCATGGTGACAGTCAGGTCTCCCAGGACCGCGCCGTCGGGCGCCTCGATTCGCCAGACACCGTCAGTATCAACGGCATTCGCCGTGATGCAGGTGGCTTTATATGTGCCGAATTGTGTTTTCGCACCGCCCGCAACGCCGGTGCACTCGCCATTTGAGCCTGATTCGAGCGTTCCGGCGGTGGGAATGGATTTCGTTACTTTTCCGATAACGGCGCCCAGCGGCAGATTCTGCCCGGACTGGATTGTCACCTTCTCACGGGAATAAAGGTTGCTCCCTTCCCATTTGAGAATGTCGTTGAGTCTGTTTTCTTCCGTCAAGCTTCCCATGGTAAACCTCCTTACCGGGCCGCGGCCCGTCTTTTTGCGTTGGCGATCAGCGGGCTGACCTCACCCGTGGAGAGCGCGCCGACGGTCGATCTGATTTCGTCCGTCCCTTCCCGTCCCGCCTTCGCCGCGATGACCTGTTTCCGGGCATCCTCGGCGCTCACGTTCTGCTCGATGAGGGTCAGGGCCATGTCGTTCATGCCGGCCAGCGAACAGATTTCCATGACCTCCCGATAATACGAAAGCGCTTCCTTCCTGCCGTCTTCCCTGGCCTCCGCCGTGATCTTCTCGACATCAACAGCGGCCTCCTCCTGAGGAATATCCGTAAAATATCCCATCTCTCTGAGGGCGCTGTCCGCGTCATCCTTCGGCACGTCGGCGAGCGCCGCTTCCAGCCGTTCTCGTACTGTTTTCATTTTTCTTCCTTTCGTTTTCGTTGTTATTGTGTCGATCGCCTCGCTCCATGCCATGACATGGTCGGCCAGGCCGATTTCCGCCGCCCGTTTCCCCTGGAAAATGCCCGCTTCGGTTTCACGGACCGCCGTCGCCGTCATGCCCCGGTTCCGGGCCACCGTCTCAACAAAGAGATCGTAGACGTCGTCGATTTCGCTCTTCATCACGGCGTATGCCTCATCGGACAGCGCGTCATGCTGCGAAAAATCGTTTTTGCGGGCGCCTGAAAAGATCGGCGTGTATTTGAGCCCGGCCGCCGCGTTATATCCGCTCCGGTCGACATGGACGGCGATAACGCCGATGGAGCCCAGGCCGCCGGTACGGGGGATGAATATCTCATCCGCCGCCGAAGCGATCGCATAGGCCGCGGAATAGGACATTTCATTGGCAACGGCGTAGATGGCCTTGGCGCCCCGGGCATGGTAGATGTCATCAGCCAGGTCGAACACGCCCGCCACCTCGCCGCCGGGTGAGTCGATGTCAAACACGATTGCCGTCACCGATGAATCGTTCAGGGCCTCGTTGAAGCGTTCCCGGATGCGCTCATACGACGTCAGCCCCGACCAGGCGTTCATGCCGTACGAGCGATAGACCAGCGTGTCATACACGGGTATGACGGCGATTGATGGGCCGCCGTCCCGGGCCGACCGCAACGATGACGCGGCATACAGCCGGGGATCATCCGGCGTCACGCCCGGAACGTCATCCATGTCCAGCCCGATCCGCCCGCCGATCGCGCCGAGAATAACGTTGAGTTTATCCGGCGCCATGAGCAGCGGCGTGTTGATGATTCTGGCTGCAAATCGTGATAAGAGTCTGTTCTCGTTCATGGTCACTCCGTAATCGAGCCCCGGTCTTCCGCATCCTGCATAGCGCCCGTCTTTGCGGTGTACCGGGGATCGCTGTCAAAAATGAGGCCGAGCCTGTCCGCCCGGGCGTTGTCTTCGGCAACCTCGCTGTCGACCGCCTCGGGATCGCCGCCCCGTTCCGCGATGACCTGGCTGCGGGACTTGAATCCGTTGCGCACGTCCATCTGCTCGCCCAGGCGATCCTTTACCGGATCGACCCAGTCCCAGCCGTCGGGACGCCAGGTCACGCTTTTATATTTCCGCCGGTTCTTCCGGTAGTCGGGGATCCGGAGCTCTCCCGAAGCGACCGCCGTATCGAGCCAGTAATTGACGACGCGCCGGCAGAACTGGTGGGCGATGACCTGGAGCTGGAGCATCCGGCACCGACGCCGGAATTCCAGGAGGCCCGCCCTGATCGATGAGTAGTTGACGTCAGTCAGGTCCCCCGTGAGCTGCTCATAGGTGACGCCGATCCCCTGGGCCACGTCGCGGAGCTGCTGTTTCATCCAGTCGATGTAACTGCCGCTCACGTCATGGGGCTGGGAAAACCGCACATCCATCCCGTTTTTCAGAACGGGAAACTGACCCGGTTCAAGGGCGACGAGGGGCTGTCCCCCGACGGTTTCGCCGGTCTTGGTTCCCACCGGGGGAAAGCCGGCGTTGCCGTAGTCGCTGGGCGGCTGGATGATGAAGCCGCCGAACATGGCCGTGGTCTTTCTCCTGACCAGCTCGGCGTCGACGCACTGGTCGATCTCGCGGAGTTCCAGGATGATTGATGAAAACCAGGACCGTCCCCGGATCTGTCCCGCCCGGACGGGCTTGAACACGTGGATGATTTCCGATGCGGGGACGCGGACCCTGCCGCCCCGGGCGGTGAGAAACATTTCGCCGGGATGATCCCGGTGGAGCCAGTAGGCGGTCCGCTGGCCGATGGCGTTGAATTCGATGCCCATGCGGATGTCATTGCCGTTGGGGGCAACGCTGTTGTAATGCTCGTCAAGATGGTCCGCCTCGATGACCTGCAGCTGCAGCGGAACCGCGAGGCCGTCTTCCGGTCTCCGCGGCCTGAACCGAATCAGCACTTCTCCGGCTTCGATCAGTTCGTGCGTCACCAGCGACTGCAGACCGTAAAAATCGCAGGTCTCCGCGGCATCCGCCTCGACGGCCCAGTCGTTCCAGAGTTCCTGGATCTCTTCTTTCAGTTCGGGTTGATCTTTGAGGCGCCGCCATCGCGGGGTAATGCCGTTGCCGATGAGGTTCGCCACGAAGGTTTCGACGGCGCCGTCGGCATGTGAATTATTCCTGGTGAGTTCCCGCGCCCTTGATCGCAGGGTGGCGATTGAACTGTAAAGGCTCGCGTTGGGGCCGGCCGATGACGTACCCCAAGTGCTGAGGCGTCTGCCGCCGGTTGCGCCCTCATAGGCTGCCGCGGCTGCCGCTTTCGGTATCAGGTTCCCCTGTGCATCGAGTATTGTGAGATATGTCATTACAATCCCTTGCCGGTCTGCGTGTAATAGATGCTCTTCTGGTTTGTGCTGCTCGCCTGAATCTCCGCCATGATGTCGCGCCGTACGGCCATGAGCTTCGTCACTTCGGTCTGCTGGTACTGCACGGTCTCGCCGTCTATCGTGACGGAGACGACCCGCTCCCCGGCAACGATTGCCGCGATTGCCGCTTCCACATTATCGAGATCGGTATGCGTGTAGGCCATTTCACCAAGCTCCTCACAAAAAAAATGGGCAGTACTGAGACGCGCTCAGTATAACCCATGGTTTCGGCCGATTTTCATATATGACCGCCTATGACCAGCTATGACCAGCAAACGATATATCTTTTACTCTTGACAGGTTTTTTGAAAGGAGTGTTTCGGGGATAAATTTGAGAGGGTCTGTATGAAATTATTGGGGGATCCAAATTGCGACTACAGAGATATTACGTGGGGCCGGGCGGTATTGACAATG